CCTACCGGCCTCATCTTCGCGATGCGCAGCCGTTACGGTCGTCAGACGGGCGACGAGGCTCTGTTCGGTGAAGCAGATACACGCTTCTCGGGTACTGGTGGCACCGGTGGTGGCGCGTACACCCTCGGCACCTACGGCCCAAGCGGTGGTAGCTACGACAACAACTTTGCCACAGATCCGTTCAGCACTGGTCTTAGCTCAGACGGCTCGAACGTCGGTCCTAACGGCGTAACCCGTGGTTACGATACGGGCGGTGCCGAAGGTTTGGGCGATCCTTCTGGTAGCAACCCATTCCCTGGAATGGCGTTCAGCATCGAGAAGAGCGTCGTCGAAGCTCGTACCCGCGCATTGAAGGCTGAGTACAGCCTTGAATTGGCACAGGACTTGAAGGCCGTTCACGGTCTCGACGCCGAAACCGAACTTGCCAACATCCTGTCGGCAGAAATCTTGGCCGAAATCAACCGCGAAGTCGTTCGCACGATTTACGGCGTGGCCAAGCTCGGTTGCCGTTCTGGTACTACCAACACAACCGGTGTGTTCGACCTCGCGGTCGATAGCAACGGTCGTTGGAGTGCAGAAAAGTTCAAGGGTCTGTTGTTCCAGATCGAGCGCGAAGCCAACCAGATTGCCAAGGAAACTCGCCGTGGCAAGGGTAACTTCGTACTGTGCAGCAGCGACGTAGCAAGCGCATTGGCCATGGCCGGTGTGTTGGACTACAGCCCTGCACTGAACACCAACTTGAACGTCGATGACACCGGCAACACCTTTGTCGGCGTGCTCAACGGCAAGTTCCGCGTTCACATCGATCCTTACTCTTCGCTGAACCGCGACTTCTTCTTGGTTGGCTACAAGGGTAGCAGCCCATTCGATGCCGGTCTGTTCTACTGCCCATACGTTCCTCTACAGATGGTTCGTGCGGTTGGTCAAGACACCTTCCAGCCGAAGATCGCCTTCAAGACACGTTACGGCTTGGTCAGCAATCCGTTCGTGTACAAGGCCGACGGTAGCACTGACGGTCAGGCCCTGACTGCCCGTAGAAACCAGTACTTCCGGATCTCCCGCGTAGACAATTTGTTCTGATAACTTGTTTTAATCTTCCCGAGGAAGATTAGAACTACAAAAATTTGCAAAAAGGATCCGGATTCGTCTGGATCCTTTTTGTTTCGCTCTATATATTATTGGTTACCAACTCCAATTAAAAGGACTCGCCAATGGCTCTCGTATACCTGATCACCAATACCGTCAATAACAAACACTACGTCGGTGCCACCATCACGCCGCTCGACGACCGCTGGAGCCGCCACAAGTGCGACGCCACCCATAATCGCGGCAACATGGCCATACACGCCGCCATTCGCAAATATGGACCAGACGCCTTTACCGTCCAACTACTCGAAGAGCACCAAGACGAAAATCACGTTTTTGAAGTCCTAGAACCCAAGTATATCGACCAATATCAAAGCATGACCCACCAACACGGCTACAACCAAACTCGCGGCGGCGACGGTTGGCTGGGCATGAAACACACCCCAGAAACTATCGAAAAAATGCGGAAGGCCAAACTTGGTAAAAAGGCCAGCGAAGAAACCAAAAGAAAAATGAGTCTGGCCAACAAAGGTCGCAAGGCATGGAACAAAGGCAAGAAATGCCCCGAGTTGGGAAGTGCTTGGCGAGGCAAGTGCCTATCCGACGAACACAAGAAAAATGTATCTGAATCTCGTCGTGGCACTAAACATTCAGCCGAAACTCGAAAGAAAACGAGTGATAAACTCGCCGCTACCCATGTCTTGCGCATACTATCTACCGGAGAACTAATTGAAGTGACCAATTTGCGCCAATTCTGCAAACAATATGGTCTTAGTCAAGGAAATCTTGTGGCCCATGGCCAAACCAAGGGCTATCAATTGGTCAGTACCACCAAAACTGTCCGCGCCTACACTCTACGCAATACACAGGATGGCACGACACTGGTCGGCGACAATCTCAAAAAATTGTGCAATCAGGCTGGTATTTCTAACAGTGGTCTTTTGACCAAATACAATGATGGCAACCGGCCATATCGCGGCTGGATCATTGAAAACATCGTCGAAACCCGTATCACCCAGCCCCCGGAAACTCATCTGTGATCAATTCATTTAATCTCGATTGTGCCTGGTGTTGGGATATCAGTATCAACACCAAACCCCAATTCGCGAATTTTCATCGAGCCGCCTACGGCGCAGACACGTTTTGCGACATCGACATGTCAGTATATGAAGATTGGGGCGTCGGAGATCTAGAAAACACCAAACACGCAACCAGCAGTAATATATGGAGGTTTCCTCTAGATTGGTCCGATTTCTCATGCTGGTAATCTGAAGTTTTGCTACTCCTAAATACCAGTCAGGAGTCAGCAATGCCACAGCAATACAATCTCGGTCCGATTAACAATCCAGTAGATGGTTCTTGGATTTTGCAACGGGCCGATGACGGTGCCGAAATGTCAGTCGCCGGTCTATTTGGCATTCGCGATGCCGTGTTGCGGTATCTGTGGCAGAACACAAATTCTGGGCAGGATGCCAATAGAGCACTACTGATCACAGAATTGTCGGCATGGGGTATTTTTGGTTCACAGACTGGTTCTACCGGCCCATCTGGTGTGTCAGGACCCAGTATTCCCAGCAAGCTTGCCTACGGTCCCGTCGTCGAAGCCTAAATAGCTGTCGATGAGAAACACAATTCCCGAACCAGAGCGTTTTGGCTTAATCCAACGAAACGAAGACGGTAGCAACAACAATGCTTTGCTAACGACGCACTACACATTCAATTGCGTGCGTATTCCTGAAACGTCTTTTCGTTGCACCAAGGCCAATTTGCCGGGACTGAGCCTCACCCCCACACAGCAGGCCACACCATTCAACAATATCGCCAGACCTGCCGGGGCATTGGTCGCCGATGATCTGAAAATTCGGTTCATCGTTGATGAAAATCTTAAGAATTGGCTAGAGTTGCACGATTGGTTGCAGAAATGCAGCAACGAGCGAGATTTCGAAAAATACACCGAGCCAAATGAGCACCTAGAAAGCAGCGGAACTCTTCACATCAACGAAAGCAACAATGTGATTCGCTTTCGGATTCGATTCAACAACATGTTTCCTGTTTCTTTGACCGGATTGGATTTTGACAGCAGCAATTCGGCCAGCCAGCCGATGCTAGCCGAAGTCACATTCAGGTTCACGACTTTTGACATGTACAGCGCGTAACGCAATAGAGAAATCACCATGAGCATCATTGAAAAGATTCGACAAAATGCCGATCAGGATCTCAAATTTGACAGTGCCGATCTGGATGGTGAGGCCCTGCGCATTCCCCAGTTGCACAATAAATACATGAATTTGCTGGCCGATGCCAAAATGAATTTGCGCAATGCCCGCAACGAATACGATGTATTGCTGCGCGAAAAGTGGGAGTACTACACAGGAAAAATGGACGCCGAAACCTTGGCCCGCAAAGGGTGGGCACCATTTCAGTTGCGAGTACTAAAGAGCGACCTCGACATCTACATGAATAGCGACACCGATCTGATTCACCAAAAGAACAAAATCGAAATGCGAGAGCAAGTCAGAGATTTTCTGGAATCGGTGGTCAAAGGAATCATGAATCGCCACTGGCAAATTCGCTCGGCAATCGATTTTCTGAAGTTCAAGCACGGCATCAATTGATTTGCCGCGCCTCTTTGATCTAAATAAATCGACAAATGAATTCCATGGCATCATCAGATGGAGATATTACTATCTCCAAAATCGACGAAGTCTGGCTGCGCGTGTCTTGCCGCGAAGCCAGCATTGCCATGGAGATGAGCGACTACTTTACCTTTGCCGTCCCAAATGCCAGATTTCTACCTGCCTACCGTCACAAAGTATGGGATGGCAAAATTCGTCTGTACAATGCCTACAGCCAAAAACTCTATGCCGGGCTGCTGTCCTACATATTCACCTTTGCCAAAGAACGCAACTACCGGGTAGCATTTGCGCAAAAACTCAATTTCGACGATCCCCACGCAAAAAATCTCACTATTGATTCTGCGATGCAGTTTTTGCAGTCGCTAAATGCTCATGCGGGCGGGAATCCATTGATTCCGCTAGAACACCAGGTGCAAGCCGTGTACCACGCGGTTCGTAGCCAGAGAACGCTTCTATTGAGCCCCACGGGCAGCGGCAAGAGCTTTATCTCGTACGCCCTGGCGCGCTATTACGCCGGTTTGATGCCTATGTTGGATCAAAACCTGAACAACAAGAAAGTTCTGATCGTAGTACCCACGGTTGGGCTGGTTCACCAATTGGCCAGTGACTTTGCAGATTACAGCAGCCACAATGGATGGAG